GATACCGTAGTAAATAACAATTCAAACAACTTTTCTATTAAGCGACACATAGATGTGTCATCGATAAAATTAAAATTATAATAGGTAAAACATGAACATACACGTAGTTAAACGTAACGGGGAAACCGTCCCCTTAGACATTTCAAAAATACAAAGACAAGTAGCACATGGATGCAGGGGCATTGATAATGTTAGTCCTAGCATGATTGAAATCAAAGCACAAATAGAACTATGTGACGGAATGACTACAAAAACAATTGATGAACTACTGCTTAAAGCAATGGTTAATTTGATTGATGAAAGTGAAAATAGTGATATCAACAATGTGAACTATCAATATGTAGCAGGTAGACAAAAAGTCTCTATGCTACGTAAAGAAGTATATGGAACCTATGATCCCCCACCACTATATGATATTGTAAAGACAAACATTGAAAAGGGTATGTATACTAGTGAACTACTAGATTGGTATACTAAAGAAGAATGGGATATCATTGATTTGTTTCTTGACCACAGCAAGGACGAAAACTACACCTATGCGGCTATCGCACAATTAACCGAAAAATACTTAGTGCAGAACCGTGCCACCGGTCAAGTCTTTGAAAGCCCGCAAGTACGTTATGCAATCGCGGCCGCCACTGCCTTCCACAATGAACCAAAAGAAAAGAGATTAAAATATGTTAAAGAATATTATGAATGTGCCAGCGATGGTCATTTCACGTTGGCTACGCCAGTTCTGGCAGGACTTGGTACTACTACTAAACAGTTTAGTTCTTGCGTACTTATTAGTTCGGATGATACTTTGGACAGTATTTTCGCCAGTGGAGAAATGATGGCAAAATATGCTAGCAAACGTGCTGGCATTGGTTTAGAGTTAGGGCGCATTCGTCCACTAGGAGCAGCCATTCGCAATGGTGAAATCAAACACACCGGCATGATTCCGTTCTTAAAGAAATGGTTTGGTGATCTACGTAGTTGCAGTCAAGGCGGTGTTCGCAATGCATCTTGCACAGTTACATTCCCTGTATGGCATTATCAATTTGAAGACTTAATTGTATTAAAGAACAATCAAGGCACAGAAGAAACACGTGTACGTCAAATGGACTATAGCGTTGTAGTCAATAAGATGTTCTGGAATCGTTATCGTAATAATGAAAACATTACATTGTTTGACCCGCATGAAGTTCCTGATTTGTATGAAGCATATTACAGAGACAGTGAAGAATTTGAAAAACTGTATAAAAAATATGAACAAGATAAGACAAAGAAAAAGAAGGTACTACCCGCGGTTGAAATATTCAAAAATGGAATACTTAAAGAACGCACTGATACTGGCAGAATTTATCTTGTCAATATCGACAACGTTATCAATCAGGGCCCGTTCGACACAAAACTTGATCCAATATATCAATCAAACCTATGCCAAGAGATACTTTTACCCACCCGTCCTTTCCAGAGAATTGAAGACGAAAAGGGCAGAATTGCTCTTTGCACTCTTGGTAGCATAAACTGGGGAGCATTCAAAACCCCACAAGAAATGCGTAAAGCATGTCGTGTATTAGTACGTAGCTTAAGTAATTTGTTAACCTATCAAGACTTTCTATCAATACAAAGTAAACTGGCTAACTTAGATTTTGAACCGTTAGGTGTTGGTATTACTAACTTAGCTTACTGGCATGCACGTAAGAGTTTCAAGTATGGTGAAGCAGATGCACTAGCAGAAGTCAAGCGTTGGATGGAACATCAAGCATACTACCTCACTGAGATGAGCGTAGAACTAGCACAAGAAAAAGGTGCGTGTAAACGCAGTGAACATACGTATTATGGCAAGGGAGTATTTCCTTGGGAACGTAGAAATCCCGGAGTCAATGAACTAACAGATTTTACTCCTAGTGCAAATTTAGACTGGGAAGTCTTGCGCCAAAATCTATTGAAGTATGGCATTAGAAATGCTACACTAATGGCAGTAGCACCAGTTGAAAGTTCAAGCGTTGTATTGAATAGTACAAATGGTATTGAGATGCCAATGGAATTGATTAGTGTTAAGGAAAGCAAAGCTGGATCGTTTGTACAAGTAGTACCAGAATACAGACGATTAAAGAATCGATATCAACTAATGTGGGATCAAAAAGACTGTGTAGAGTATTTAAAAACTAGTGCAGTATTGGCAGTATACATTGACCAATCACTATCAACAAATACGTTCTATAACCCTGCATTCTTTGATCAAGGTAAAGTACCTGGCACATTGATTGCTAAGAACTTGATGCTAGCATATAAGTGGGGAATCAAAACTATATATTATAGTTTGATTAACAAAGTAGGTAGCAAAGCGTCCCTACAAGAAGAAAATAATATTATTCCTTTTGTAAAGTTAGATGCAATAGAAGATGAAGAATACTGTGAAAGTTGTGTATTATGAGTAAAGAACAATATAATTTAAGTAAGCAAACAAACTACCTCAAGCGTACAATGTTTTTAGACCCAGCCGGTCCTGTAACAGTACAACGTTTTGAAGAAGTTAAGTACCCTCGCATTGCCAAGTATGAAGAAACAGCACGTGGCTTCTTTTGGGTGCCCGAAGAGATTTCGTTGACTAAAGATAAAATGGATCACAAAGATTCCAGTGATGCTATCAAGCATATTTTTACTAGCAACCTACTAAGACAAACAGCCTTAGACAGTATTCAAGGTCGTGCACCTAGTCAAGTGTTTAGTCCTGTAATCAGTATACCTGAACTTGAAGCACTAGTGGGTAACTGGAGTTTCTTTGAGACTAACATTCACAGTAAGTCATACAGTCATATCATTCGCAATGTATATGGTGTACCTAAAGAAGAATTCAACAAGATACATGATACAAAAGAGATTATTGACATGGCTGCTAGCATCGGTAGATACTATGAAGCACTACATCAACTTAATTGTTTAAAAGAAACAGGTTCTGAAGTATCAGAACGTGAACACATTAAAGCTATTTGGATGGCACTACATGCAAGTTATGCATTAGAAGCATTTAGATTTATGGTAAGTTTTGCAACAAGTCTTGCTATGGTAGAGAATCGAATTTACATTGGTAACGGAAACATTATCTCCTTGATCCTGCAAGATGAGTTGCTTCACGCTGAGTGGACAGCATGGTTGATTAATAACGTGACTAAGGATGATACTAGATTTGCTTCTATTGTAGAAGAATGTCGTGTCGAAGTGTATGCATTGTATATGGAAGTTATTAAAGAAGAAAAAGAGTGGGCCGAGTATCTATTCAGTAAGGGTGTAGTAATTGGCTTGAATGCAGAGATATTAAAAGACTTTGTAGACTTTACTGCATTTACTCGTTTGAAAGAAATTGGTATCAAGTACACGGAAAACTATCCTAAGCATAGTCCTATCCCATGGTTCAACAAGCACGTTAATTTAAATAAAAAACAGGCCGCGCTCCAGGAGACAGAAAGTACATCCTATGTAATAGGGGTAATGTCAGATACAGTTAATTATGATGAGTTGCCAATTCTATGACGACAATTATCAAAATGATACCTCTTCATTGCATTTGAGCCACCTTCTAGCTCACAGTGTGGGCAAGTAGTTTTAAGTTTTGACCCTAATTTTTTGCCCTTCAATATATTAGGCAACCCTTTATTCCAAGCAACATATCCTCTAGCCTTAGGACTAGCTAATCTAGCAGCCACAACATTCGCAATGTGCTCTGGTGATTTTTTACGGCCAGTAAGTTGTTTACTTGCATTGGATTTAAATTCATCGGACCTAATACATCCGGTACCTCCTTCGCCACCGTCTGTCATATTGTGAAGTATCCCGTTACCCAAGTCTTTACGACCGTACCATTTGATATAACGTCTTTCTAATGCAAAAGCGCCTAGCTCAGATAGATTTTTCTCTAAAAAAACAATCCTACGTAGATCCTTAGGTGTATGTACTCCACCTCTCTTGGTACGATGTGATTGAAATGCTCTGCTATCTTTACCCTTACCAATGTAGTAGGGTTTGCCGTCTTTTCTTATATAGGCGTAGACATAATATGCTAAATACATTGCTGATTGCTCCCTTAAAGCGTTAGAGTAGTTAGGAACTCCAATTCCGTGAACTACACTAATATTTATGCCATTATCATTGATAATGATAGGTATATCGTGTATAATATAAAATTATAAAGGAAAAATATGACAGCAATCATATGGAGTAAGTACCACTGCCCTTATTGCGACCAAGCAAAGGCATTACTAACTAGTAAGGGTATCCAATTTGAAGAAAAGAAAATTGGTGATGGATACACCAAAGAAGAATTATTAGAAGCTGTACCAACAGCCAGAACAGTCCCGCAGATTTTCCTAGACGGAGAATTGATCGGTGGGTTCAATGAACTCAAAACAAAATTAAAAGAAAGCGCATAATGCTACAAATAGCCCTAGAACCAAATACAGTATATACATTTAAATTAAACAGCGGAGAAGAACTTATTGCTAAAGTAAGATTGTCCGGTGGTGATTGGATTCACATTGAAGAACCCGTTTCTATTGCACCAATGCAACAGGGTATGCAAATGATCCCTAGCGTGTTTACCGCAGATCCGAAGGCTGAATTCAAGCTAAATACTAATAGTATTGCAATAGTTGCAACTACAGATGATAGCTTAAAGATGAAATATTTAGAAGCTACAACAGGTATTAAAGTACCTGACAAGAAAATTGTATTAGGATAATATGCCAGCATTAAGTCGTGTAGGAGATCAGAATCAGCCCGGTGGAGCAATTGTCCGCGGCGCCGATTCAGTGTATGCGAATGGAATCCGTGTTGGATTACATGTTAGCACCATCACTCCTCACGCACCCTGGGGTAGACCACATCCACCACACAAATCAGCAACCACTACCGAAGGTAGTCCTACTGTGTTTGCAGAAGGTGCACCTGTTCTTAGAGTAGGGTCAGGAAACAGTTGCGGTCATAGTATCGTACAAGGT